TAGATTAGGAAACTCTCCGTTAAGCACAGGCACAAAGGTAGCCGCAGGAATGCCTCCTGATGTACTGGCCGTGCGAACATAGAAGAGTACAGTCCCAACATTGAGATTGGTCTGTTCCCATTGGATTATGCTAAATCCTGCGGGAGTCGTTCCGGTGTCAATGATGCTGCTTGTTACTGTGGAAGTCAAATTCCATGTGAGTGTCACACTGGAAATAGTTGGACTGGTCGCATTGTCAGAAGTCGTTGTTAAATCCAACTTGACTTTGGCCCATTCTTGAATAAGAGCACTACCAATGGGACCGTATGAGGAATACGTGATGTTATTGGCAGATGTTGCAATCGTGAGCGTAGCTGTCGTTCCCAAAGGCACGTTGCCTGTATAGGTCAAAGCGCCCCATGACACAATATCAGATGTCACATTAATTGGTTGAGAAATCCATTCCGCATTAGTGTTGAAATAAAGCACTGGATTTGACACTACGGGTGCAGTTCTACCATCCGAAGTAGCAAGTGCTGAGTATAGTTGCCAATACCGATACCCTGATAAAGACAGAGAATAGTTTCCATTTGGACTTGAAAGAACTTGGCTGACTGGGCTGGACATGTCAGGACTGGCAGAAGCATAGACCGTCAAAACTGAACTTGTCCCACCAGGATAGGGACCATTTTGGGTCACAGAAGCGCTGATAGCATCCAATGCACCACTGTCATACACAGGAGAAACCCATGTCCCTGACTCAGGGATACCTGACTGAGAGAAGGTATACTTGGCATTCAAGCTGAGAACGTTTAATGTTCCCGCCCACCCTCCGGTTGAACTATGCGACCACTGGGATTGGATGGTGTTACCAAAAGCATAATTGGAGCTTCCCACGAAGTTGAATCCGTTGACGAAGCCTCCAAACTTAACAATAAGGTATACTGTCTGTCCAGCAGAAACTCCAACGCTACAACTTTCTGTCCGTCTACTCTGGGCGCCATTAACAACAGGACCAGTGTACAGGACTCCGCCACTTAAGGAACTTTGGATGGAGAACTGAGTAAATATGCTAGAAAATGGCTGGGCGTTATCAAGCGAAAATGACGTAATCACACCGTCCACTGGGGGTGTCACAGGTTGGGCCATGTATGCGTCCTGATGAGGAACCCACGTAATATTGACAGAAGAAACACCGGCACCACTATTGTCAACCCCAGTAAAATTACCACCAGTTGAAAGAGTAACATTCGATCCGCTAACGACTGCCGAACCACTAACGCTACCAGAGGAAGCAGCAGGAGCAAAGTAAGTAGGAGCCTCAGCAAAGTTACCATCCGTTGTTTTGAGATTGGTTATGCTAGACCCACCAATCCAATCAGCATTCGTGCTAAATTCTTTATCAGGATTGATCGTCATAATCGAACCAGGATTGGTCGTGATATCAATACCAGGAGTAGAAGTATCCCCAGAGAAGTCAGCAAAGCTGGTCTGTGTATTCTTATTGGTCGAATAGTTAACCTGTGCAATATTCAAGTTCACCAAGTCCTGAATATAGTCTGATCCGTATTCCACAGTATTCCCGTTGGAATAGTAGAGTCCTTTGTCCGAGAGCCACCACAAAGTTGGCACAGAAACGATGGACCGGACCTGAATGGAACGATTGTCAACACAGCCAATGAGATTGCTGATGTTATGGTAGTAGAACGTATCAGGAGTATTTCCTTCAATACTGCCAAAGGAGTGTAGACCAAAGACATAGAGCTTGCCATTGTACACATAGAGAGCCGTAACCACATCGTCACTCTGACAGGTGATGAAGTTGCCTGGATCAAACACGTCAGGCGCCCCAGAGTTGCTGTAGCGAATGAGATTGGTTTCCCCAGAGGGAGCAATGAACAAGCTATCCAGCCACAAAGCAATCTTGCTGAACGTAGGAGGCACGTTGTTGAACAAAGGCATCGGGGTAGGGGTTGAACCAATCAGGAGTATATCAGTGTAGGTCGTGACAGTGTTATTCGGGATGGTATCCAAAAGGAGATAGACACCATCATTGTTGTCACGATAGATATTGCGGGCTGTCACACCATAATCACCTATAGGAATTGAGGACAGATGGCCTGCCTGAGTGCCACTCGTGGCTGTTTGAATAGCAGAGGCCGGCGAACCATTGCTTTCCTCAGATTCGTAGTACATGAAGGTGACTTTGTACCGATGACTCCCTACAGGTACAGCTCCACCAGAAGTATAAGCCCCAGAAGTCGGTGCTGTTAAAGGAGCCTGAGCCCCCATGACTTTGGTCTTGGCCGTGGTGAAGGAATAGGTCACTCCACCATAGGATGTAGCAATATCATAGGTCTGAGGAGCATTGATGCCATTGCAGCCGTAAGAACGATCCTGATACGTGGCCCATTCAAAGTTACCAAGAGGCGAATAACCACTGGTAATGACATCAAAGAGTCCAGTACCTGTTGAAGCAGAAAGCACGCCCCCTCCCACACGTAGGAAGTGACGAGCACCACTTTGGAACACGGCTTCATACGTGTCTTTAGCAGGTTGAGCAAAGGCAGTACGATTCCACGCAATTCCACCTTGGCGCTTCTGGATCATTCCAGTCTGGTCAGTCACAAAGTTCTTGGAGTTGGCTGTGAACATGTTGTCCAAGACCTTGTTGGAATCGGGTTGGTACTTGCTGACATAGGAACCCCATTCCCCTTGAGAGCCGGGCAACACAACAGATTGCTTGTTCATTAATTTATGTCCTCAAGTTGATTAAAATTCTTCCAGCCTATGTTGCCTGGTCTGGTTCCCGGTGCAGTCCATTTCTGCGTATTCCATTCAATCCCACTCAGTCCGGAATATAACTTCTTGCCATAAAGAATCTGTCCATACAAAGACATGTACGGAATCATCGGAACACTGATAGACCAGACAGCAGGTTTCATGAGCCTGATACTCAGCCAGTCTTGAAGCAAAAGCATATCTTCCAATGCCACAGTCATCGTGACAAGAAGGACACTATCTTGCACAAGGAGGACATCAGAGAGTGTTCGAGCAATTACTTTCTGGGTAGAATCGCTCACAGTCACTGTATCGTTCAAGCGTTTAATGAAATTGGTGATCAAGGACTCTGTGATGGTGATAGCATCATTGAATCGTTTTGTTACGTCTTTTGTCATAGCCGAATCAGTGACTGTCACTGCATCATTCAGCGTTTCCTGAACACTCTTTGCCAATGCGTCTGAGATGGTAACTGAGTCTGTAAAAGTCTTATTGGACTGCTTTAAAATAGCATCTGTCAAGGTGACGACATCAGTCAATACCTTATCCAAGGTATCTGTAAGGTAATCGGTAGAACCAACAGAGTCATTGAACGTAAGAGTGAATGTCTCTCTATCGTAATTCCAAGCGTAGAGAGTACGTGCATACAGTCTACGGCCATAGAGAACTGGATTTAAGACAGACACGAATAGCTCTTATAGACCAAGTTCTTCGGCTGTTGGTTTTGTTTGCACAGTATCAAGCCATTCAAGGCCTTCATACGTATCCCCGGTTAAGCTCCACAAAGCCATAGGACGAATACGGAGTATTGTATTTGTTATTTGATCATGTTTCGATTCAGTTCTCATTTATGCAATCTCCTCAGCTACTAAGACTGAATCACCAGCAGCTAGACCTACTACAGATGCACCACTACCTCCATCAATTGCAGTATAAAGCTGATACGTCACTGCACTCGTCGTGGCTGGTGAATCAATAAACGTTAAAGTTGCTGGTGCCGTTATGTCTGAGCTACCACTATTTATAAAAGCAAAACCATAAGTTGATGCTGATAGAGGAGTTGCTCCTCGATAGATATTTAATATAGCGTCAGTAGAAGATGCTCCTGAACGAAAACGACAAACGCTAATCGTTACCTTGATCCGATGGGACGCACTCAATGGTGTAATAGTCACAGTGTGCCCTGGAACAGCTACCCAACTAGTGCTGGTTGTAGAGAATGACGTATTTGCCACATGTTGGACAGCCTGAAAGTACGCAATCTGTCCAAATGCCGCTGCATCAGTCGCTGCTGTCCCGTTGGCAAGACCAGTGATCTTATTCGTACCCATAGCGATAGCGCCTGACATGGTGCCACCAGCTTTAGGCAAAGCGTTATTAGCTGTAGTGACAGCAGCAGCTACGCTAGATGCTGATTGTCCACCGACAGAAGCCACAGTTGCAACTTGACTTCCGCTACCAGGTCCAGCAGTAACATCACCAGTAAGTTGATTCAGTCCTGTAACCGCAGTTTGAAAAGTAGGATCAGCAGAAGCTCCATTTGAAGTAAGAATTTGACCCGTTGTTCCTGTTGATGTAACAGCGACAGGAGATGTCCCTTCACCAATTAACACTCCATGAGCAGCAAGAATGCTGTCACCAGTACCTCCATTTGCCACAGGAAGAATGCCAGTAACACCTGTAGTCAAAGGAAGTCCTGTAGCATTGGTCATGACACCAGAAGTAGGTGTACCAAGCGCAGGAGTCACAAGAGTGGGGCTCGTAGCAAGAACCACACTGCCTGAACCTGTCGTTGTGCTTGTAATGGCTGACTCAACAATTGTGCCACCACTCGAAGCCATGAGCTTGCCATTCGCTAAAGCAGCAGAACTATTTGTACCACCGTTAGCAATAGGAAGGACACCAGTAACACCAGTTGTCAAGGGCAAACCTGTCGCATTGGTAAGAACTTCTGCAGACGGAGTACCAAGGTTTGGTGTGACAAGAGTCGGAGAGTTGGAGAGAACAACATTGCCAGTGCCGGTGACGGCAGTAGCAGGGAACACATTAGCTAGACCAGTTCCTAGCGCATTTTCAATAGCTTCAATTTCATTCTTAAGATAGTTGTGATGAGCAGCCACAACCGTAAGGCCTACCGTCACACCACTCAAATGAGCAGAAGCAGTCGTACCATCTGCACCACGAGTAACACCAGTGAGACTGGCGCCACTCACACCTGTATAGGCTGCTACTTCATTATTGTCAAGCGTGACCATTCCCGTGGTAGGGAAGCCCGTTGAAGACGTTAAGACAAGGGTAGTATCACCACTTCCCACAGGCGTAGCAAGCGTGGTCTGTAGCCCGTTGACAGCCACATAAAGGTTGGCATCGGTTGAGACTGATGTTGGAAAGTTAGCTGCGCTAAATGGCATAGTAGTTCCTCTTAGATGTTACTTTAATCTTAATTGAAACTCACGTTCCAAACAATCACCATCGTGTCACCAGCTTGTTTGTTGTAGACTGGGAAAACTTGGTGAGCAAACAGAGTACCGGATGTCGCAGCCGAAAAGATTCCTGCTTCCGTAATCGCAGCAGTACCATTGCCCGGAGCAAACGTAACGGTATTCGTCCACACGTTAGAAGCACTGGTAAGAGTTCCCAAGACACGAGAATATCCACCACCAGAGAGTTCCGCACCTAGAGTCGTATCACCACTGGCAGGACCAGAAACTCCCGTTCCCAAGCCAATGTAGGGCATAAATGCACCAGAGGCAGACACAAGCCAAGCAGCTAAGTAGGATTTCCCGACCGTGACAACAAGATTGTGATCCGTATGTTCCTGTTTGACAACCCCATCTGATCCGATCAACTTAACGCTGACGCTACCGGTGAGTTTGATATTTTCTTTCAGTGATTCCATTTTAATAGCTCCTATATTAGCTTAAGTCGAGCGGGTTCATTGTTCCACTGTAAGAGGAACCATTCCCTGCATTTGTAAACGGCTGATATGACTCGATATCAATCTTTCGTTTCAAGTCTAGAATCTTTTGATTACGCCATTTGATACCATATCCCAACTCTTCTTTGAAGATGTCACGTTGTTCATCAGCCAAGTCTTTCTCTTGATCCTGAGCCCACATCTTCCACAAGACATACGCTCTAACAGCCGGCGTAAGAGAGTCGTCAATGGTGAGCGGGTCATTCAGTGTTTGGAGAGGGATTTCCCTGGACTGATAGTACATAAAGATGTCATTCGTCCCAGAGAATTGAGGCTTTGGGTAGATGTAGAGGTTATTTCCGTTGATGAAATACTTACACGGCTTATTGAGCATCCGGCTGTCATTGGAAAGAAAGTTAGGACTTTCCTGAGCCATCTTCTCAAGAGACGTAGGTTTAAGCCTTCGCCATATTGGAACATTGCCACTCACATCCTGCCAGAAGATACACTCGCTTCCCAGCCAGTCTGCGGGCATTGGATAGGTACCAATACCTTGCACAGTAGAAGTCCAAGCAAAGTTCTGTAAGCAGCGAGTCTTACGGACATACTCTTTCTGAGCAAGATTGATCAGTGAAAGAGTACGATTGCTTGAAAAGAACGTAGGAGACGGCTCAAGGACTTCCGCCCTAACGTCATTTACAATGTCATTTCCTGTGGTGGCCATTTTAACCTCGTCTTAGAATTAGATAACAGAAACAGCGACCCAAGAACTCCCGTTGTAATAATTCAAGGCATTCGCCGTAGTATTATGAACAACCATACCCGCAGCAGGAGTCAGATTATTACGCTGTGAGGTCGTCATCGTTGCCATGTTAATAGCTCCTTATGGAATACTTTCTACGATCATCCAAGCAACCGTGCTTGTATCTAAGATGCTTGAACTCGTAATTACAAAACTTGTTGCGTTCGTCTTTGCAGAGACTCGTAAGAACCCTACAGTCCCGCCATCAACGTTCGATGTTAAAAAGATTCTGCTGTTGGCCGTCACCGAAGTGTTAGCCACTGTCACTGTTCCGGCAACCAGTACTGCCGTTCCAATCTTAGCATTAGTTCCTGTTTTGACTTGTAACCCTTTTCCAATTGTGCTGATGAGAACATTCCCTGTGGAGGAATTTACATCACCAGTAAACGTTGGACTAGCTAATGGCGCCTTTAAAGTAATTGTTGCTGCATATCCACTATACGTCGTATGATCAGCAGCAGTAAGTGCACCCGGAACTGAATTTGTTGCAGCTGCTAAGGAAAGAACTTGAGTTGCTAAACTGAGGCCGTTCGCTGTTCCAATT